ACACCGTGTGCAACACCTCCAGCAACATAAGCATTGGAGATGTCAGAAACAATAGGAACAGAGTGTCCAGCAAGAGATGCCGCACTAGTTCCTAACGAACCCATACGGACGGTTGTTGCAATTTCTTTAGCAGACATACCAGTCACGGTTTCTGCCGCCAATGAACCTGCGTTGATTCCGTAATCAATAACTCCTCTTGTTGCACCGCCAATTAATTCAATTGGTTTTCCAATGCCATACTTAAGAGCACCACCAATTAGTCTGTTTTGGATAGCCCCTGCACGGGCGGCAAGCATAGCGGCTTTCTCTCCCATACCAATAGCACGAAGACCAAGTCCTCCAATCTTAGCAAAAGGAATAAACAACGAGGGGTCAGCAATATAACTCATTGCCTGAGTCATTTCGTGGTCAATGTAATCTTTGTTGACTAACAAGGTTTTCTTTCCTTCTGCTAGGTCAATTGAATCTAAATTAAACTCTCTTGCTTCTTGATATTGCCTGTATCCCTCGTCTGAATCTTCGCCTGTTATAGCGGCTTTAAATCTAAAAAACTTGCTTGTAGGGTTTGATGATTGAGCAAGCATTCCGTACATATTTCTTGTACCTTGATAGAACGCTTCAACTCCAGAAGGTCCAAGTTTTGCCAAAGATTGCAACGGATGGTCTGCCACAGAACCAGCGGTTTTAGCAATCTGCTCAAAGATGTGAGCAACGCCTTCGCTAAGCAATCCAATGTCGTCTAAAATCCCTTTGTCTTCGTTTTTCTTCCACCCAAGATACCTAGAGAATTGACTTCTATCCATCTTGTAATATGGGTCTTTAGCCTTTTCAGCAAGTTCTTCTCCCGTAAGGGGGGCTGTAAGTCGCTTTAGAGCATCTGCTCTTTTATCCTCTGGCAAAGAGTTCAGGTATTTATCTGTGTCTTCATCACCTGTGTAGCGAGTTACAGAGTTAGCACCTTCGCCCCCAAAGTACTGGGGAGATGTATCAGCGTATATATCAGCCATATTACTTGAGGTTCTTATTACCAGTTCTTAGGGCGGCTTCAACATTTTTCTCAGCCTCTGGCTCTTTAAACATCACGGTGACACCCTTCATAGCACCTGTATTGATAAGTTGGTTCTTAAGCCGCTTTTCAATTTCATAGACTCTGCCCCAGTCGGCATCATCAAGTCTCCAGAACTCTGAGGGGTCTGGAACTGCCTTAGCAATCATAGCCTGTTCAAAGTTAGAGACAGTACCAACGCCAACGATGTCGGTTCTCATAGCGGCTTTAAGGGCGGCAATGTACACCTGAACTCTACCGTAGGCTTCCTGACGCTTCTTACCAATAGGAATAGTGTGTAAAGGAATCTTCAAGACTTCTTTGATTCCCCTGATAGCCGCAAGACCTGATGCGTTATTGATAGCCATTTCGTCAAACTTAGTTAAGTCGGCATCGCTTCGGTTGAACAATCCAGCAAGGAAAACGCCAGTTTCCTGTCCAACTTCTTCTGGAATCCATCCCTTTTCTGTTTGTTGACCAAAGATTCCACGCTTAGACTCACGGACATCAGCCGTTGTCATTTGCTTGCCAGATACTTGTGCCTGTTTGAACGAGTTTCCATCCCAGAACATTGGTCCAATTTCTGTATCAATAACTTTAAAGGCTGATTCAGGATGAAGAGCCGTGTACATAGCATCAAACCCAGAAGGAATATAACTGCGTCCTTCAGAGTCTTTGTATCTTTCCATAAGGAATGACTTAAGACGGGTTTTCTTTTCTTCTGTGGTGAGGTCTTTTGTTACCTCTCTAGTTCCAATCGTTGTCTGAACTTCAGACATAGAAGGAAGTATATCAGCCATACCAGCACCAGCAGGAACGGTTTCGCCCATTACCTTTGCTTTAACATCTCCGTATGAAGGAGGAGTTTTCTTTAAAGATGCATAGTTCTTTTCAAGAGTTGGAATTGAAGCGTCTAGTTGTTTTATTCTAGCCTCAAGAGCCTCTTTTGCTTTTATTTTTTCAGTAACACCCCACGGCTCACCAAATGCTAGTTTGCCTACTCTACCACCAGTCCACATACTGTGTGTGCCTGTATCTTTTTGAATTTGAAGAATTGTCTTCCAAGAATCTATGTATGCTTCCGTTTCTTTAAGGTTGTTGTCAAAATGCAAACCTCCTTTAAATTGGTCTTTTTCAACAGGTCTTGTTCCACGCTTACCTTTTTCAACTCTGTCTGTTGCTGGAGTAAAATCCCAGAAAAACGAGTCAGGAAATTGTTTATCAAACTCAGGAACAAGAAAATCTTCATCATTAGTCCAGCCGCCTGTCATATTTGTTTCAGCACCATAATAAGGTTTCCCGCCTTTAATTATTGAATCAAGATATCCTTTAAGACCTGACCTTGCTCTCTTTGATGCTTCAATTTCCTTTTCGTGTTTTCTGAGGTCAGCACCCCACGCTTCTCTTACAAGTGCGGCTTCTTCTGGGCTACTTGCTGAAGAACGCTTTAACTCAAGTCCAGCGGTAGCACCAGCAGGTCCAGCAGTTCCAGTAGTTCCAGCATCTCCTAAAACACCAGCGGCTTCTTCTTCTGTCATTTCACCTTCAATAGTTGAACTTCCAAGAATAATGCTGTCACCAACATTTGATTTATTGCGGTCAATTCCGCTTTCCTTCATTAAATCCTCAACCTTTTTAAGAGACAGACCAAACCGTTTTGCTACCTTTGCGGCTGTGTCTCCTTTCTCAAGGTCATATCTGAGATTGCCGTCATCGCCAGCATAAGCACCTTGCTCAATTCTTCTTTGAATTCTTGCTCTTTGACCTTCAGCAGACCTAGGGTCAACATACTTAGGTTCAGGTGCAGGAAGTCCTTCAGGAGCGGCTGGAGCAGAAGCGGAAGACTCAGGAGGAGGAAGTGCATCAGCAGTTGAAGGCGTGTTTATTGTCTTAAACCATTGCTCAGGAGACATTCCATTTGATTCTGCATCTTTCTGAAGTTGCTTGTAGAACTCAGGAGCAGACACTCCGTATTCTTTAACAGCCTTTGTGAATTCAGCCTCACTAATCCCAAGAGACCTAGCATAAGCCTGAACGCTGATATCGGTTTTTCCTGCTGGCTTAGAAGTAGGCTTTGCCTCTGCCGCCTTAGACGGAGGAGGAGGTAGTGCTTCTGGGGTTCTAACAACAGGTGCTGGAGCAGGGGCTGGGGCTGGAGCGGGAGGGGGCAGGGGAATAACAGGTACAGGTGCAGGAGCAGGTACAGGTGCAGGTACAGGTGCAGTAACTACAGGAGCAGGTGCAGACGGAGGAGGAGGGAGTGCCGCTGGTACAGGTGCTGGAGCAGGGACTGAGGCTGAAGGAGGTGGAGGTACAACTACAGGTGCTGGAGCAGACGGAGCAACAGCAGTTGGAATTGAATCAGGAAGCATATCACTAGGATATTCTTGATTAACCTCAACACGGATAAGACCACGCTCTGTATTTACATATCTAGCAACAGAACCTCTGTTAATTCTTCCAGTAATTTTTCCATCCTCAAACCTAAGTACATCAATGCCTTTACTTGGTGAAGGAAGGTTAATGGAAACAGGCTTACCACTTGCATCTGTAACAACTGTCTTTGTACTTAGGAAGTCCTTAGTTGTCATTCCAGAACGCTCTACATCACCAGCGTATGGCGTTGCTCCAGAAAGTTCAGCGGTTAGTTTTTCCTGAAGAGCGTAAATCTGGTCAAGGACACCACCTCTTATTTGGTAAGATTGCTCAGGACTAAGCCCTTCAAACGCACCGTCAGCGGCATTATTTTTGACATCTTCAAGCCAGTTGTAAATTGCGTCATTGTCGTCTCCTGTGAACCCAGCCTTTCTTGCATTAGAAAGTTGTTCTCTGAATGCATTATAGTTTTCTATCCCGCTGATGTTTGGATTCCATTTGGTTCTAGCAATTGCTGGCTTTTTTCCAACCAGTCTATTGTTACCCATTTCCGTTTCGCCTTGACCAATGTCTCGTCTTAACTGGTTTACTCGCATCGTATCGTACATCTTGATGGAGTTACCGAAGTCATTGAATGCAACTTCAGCACCAGCAAGAAGTCCTAACTTTTTAGGTAGAGCAAGTTCAGGAATCTTCTTAAGTTTTTCAATCTGAGGAAGAAGAATCTGCTCAGCGTACTTAGCGTACTCAGGGTCTTTACTAAGCATCCCGTAGTAACCTTGAAGTTGCTGTGCCATCTGTCCAGCCTTGGCGTTAACCAAATCTGCTTTTCCTTGGTTTTCGTTGTAGGTAGCAATCCCGTTAGCAAGAGCATTGCCAAAGTTCTGCAATCCAGATTGTGAAAATTGACCTATCTGAGCACCAGCCTGAATAATTCCCTGAACTGGCTGGATTCCATTTTGATATTGAGAAAAAGATGAAGCCATAAATTATGAAGCAAGGTTAGCGTTTTCAAGATATCCTTTACCAAGAGAACCAGCCATACCCATAAGCCCAGCAGACCAACCTGCTTGAGCCTGTTGATTAGCGATTGCTGTTTGAGTGTTGTTGGACTGGTTAGCACCATAGATTCCAGCGTTGTACTGAGATTCAGGTGTAAACAATTTAGCACCAAGTCCACCATAAAGAGTGCCAGCACCTTGAACTAAAGAAACAGGTGACATCTGGTTAAGTGATGCCATAAGAGGTTGACCGTACATAGCATTAGCCGACTGGGTTTGAGCCAATCCAGCCGCATACATCCCTCCACCAAACTGTCTAGCCCTATCTTCACGGGCTTGACCAAGTTGATAAGAGTTCATAACTTCTTGAGCAACAGCCTGATTGCCAGAAAGACCTCTAGCCGCCATAGCCTGTCTAGCAGATTGCTGGGCGAACTGTTCCATCTGAGGGGTAAGCCCACGACCAGCATTAAGGTCGTTCATAGCAGATTGTTGCATAGATGCATAAATGCCCCTTGTACCTGAGTCAAGAGATTGCTGGTAGTTCTGCATAGCCGTTTGACCAACCTGATTATAGATACCGCCCTGCATTCCAAGATAATCGCTCTGAAGCCCACCAGACATCCTTCCTGCCTCACCGTACAGGCTTCCAAGACTTCCAAGAGAACCACTAAGTCCTTGTTGTTGCAAGCGTTGATATTGAGGTGTGTATTGACCTTCTAAACCAATAAGGTCACCTTGAATCTGTCCTTGTGAACGCAAAGCATCTTGCATTTCTCCAAGGTAAGAGCGTTGTGCTGGTGCTTTTATGTTTTTAGGTTTAGATAATGCTCCAGCCGCAGTTCCAGCAAGCGAAGACCACGCCAATACTTCTAGTCCTGTTCCCATATTAGTTAATTCCTTTCAAGAGGTTCATATATTTGTTAGTTAAAAGTTTTGGTTTTCCAAATTGTATTCCATATTTGTCTTGGTTTTCCCAGTTAGGAAATCTGGTGTTAAATTGAGACATAAGGTCTTTTCTTCCTTGAGCATTTAGTGCTATCCAATCCATAACGCAAAGGTCACTAGAAGCCTCTGGAAGGTCTAAATCCGCATCGCTGGGAAGAAGGCTAATTATATCTCCTGTGTTCTTGTTTGGCAAAGGATAGGCTACACCTACTCCATTAATCTTACTATCTGTTAATGATACAAATAAATATTTCTTACTAAATGCCCAGACTATGTAATTTTCTAGGCATTCTGACTCCCAAGCAAAACACTCCCTACGACCCTTTAAACGGTTCGTGCGGATAAATGCTATGATGAAATCAAAAAACATTAAGCAGTTTTATATTTATAGATTTTTAAAGTAGAAGAAACAATTGGGGTTGATGGGTATCCAGCAAAAATACCAACAGTCGAAGAAAACATTTTTTGCCCCACAGAAGCGGTTGTGCAGGTATCAAAAACTACATTATTACTAGTTAAAGCGGTAGAAACTTGTTCACTCCAAGTCACTACTCTACTTTGTACTCCATTGTAAGAAATGCTTACAGATGTTGAAAAAGCAGAAAAACGCTCTGCTGATTTATATGTTCCTGTAAAAGCAGTTTCTGAACTATATCTAATGCCATATCCAAATGGAACGCCAACACCAGCCCCAGTAACAGTATCATTGCTATAATTAAATCTTAATTCAAAAACCCAAACTTCTCCAACAGGTTTTGTAAATGGCAATGATGACCAAATTGCTGCAAAATTTCCAGTAACAGTAGAAGTATATGGAGGAATTGTTTCTTCTGTTATTTCAGTAAGAACATAACCTACAGTTCCGTTAACTTGCAATGTGCCTTTAAAGTTTGCTACACCGTTACTTGAAAATGAACCACTAGCCTCAATGTTACTGTTTGTAAAAATATTTTCACATACAAGATTTCCATTAACAGAAACAGAAGCCTTTTTTGTATATGAACAAGTACCGCTATTTAATGTTGTAGGAGTATTAAGTACATATATAAATTCATCAGCAGTAACAGAAGAAATTCTAAATGTACCAGAATAGGCTGGAACTGTTGCAGAAACTAAAACAATTGCATTAGCAAGCAAACCGTGTGCAGTAGAAAATACCGTTACATTAATACCGTCAGAGGAAGAAAAAGACTTGCTATTAACAATTGTTTTATCTGTTGATGTTAATTGAAGGTCATCACCAGTAAGAGTGTTAACTGTATTAGTTATTACAGTACCAAATGTTGCATTAAGTCCACTATTTAAAACATCAGAGACATTAGCCTCACGGAGAGCCGTTGCCGACAAATCGTACAAAAGCACGGAGTCGTTAGATGCAACTGTATTTGCTGTTATATTTGCTTGGTCGGTAATAGCACCCACAGAAAGTACTGCGGAATCGACTAGTTGATTGAGACGAGCACCAGTAACCTGTTGTCCGTCTGTAAAGGTATCTCCTTTAGATAATTGAGCCATAGTTATTGTTTAGATGTGTTGTTTTGTTTTTGCATAGTTGCGTACACATAAGCAGACCTTATCGATGGTCTTAAATTTGTAGATGTATATTGAACTTGCAATCCTGTTCCTATTTTTCTTATAGGAATTCTTCTTGCCGTGTCTTCGGTGAACTCAGAACCAAATGTATCAATGTTTGTTACGGTGTCTGGGTTAAATGTTTCTGCTGTTGTTAGCACTTGAGAACCAGCATCGCATACAATTTCTGTTTCTATTGTGCTATACCTTTTGTCTCCAATGCTGTTAAACGAATAACGCCTTGTTTTCAAAATTGAGTTAACAGCATTTTGCGGAAAAGATGATGTAGTTAGCGTTGAAGGAAGATAAAAAGGAAGAATTGGAGTACCAGCATTAGGGTCTCCAACTGCCCAGTCTTGATACTCATCCCAATTAAGTTGTTCCATTAAGAAAACACCTTGGTCTGTATCAATACCAAATAAACGCCTTTTATTGTCTTTTTTAGCAATTACAAACGCAAAGATATCAAATCCAGCAGGGTATGTGTCAACTGACTCCCATTGTTTTAATATAAAATTATATACCAAAACAGCGTTATTATCGACAGAGGAATCAAGCGGAACGGCAAGATAGTACCTATTGTTCCAGTAGGTTGCAACAGCACGGTGAGCGTAAGTACGGTTAATTCGTTGGATAACATCATCAATAGGGGATGAAATAGGGTCAGCCATTGTGAGCAACTTCATAGACTCCGCAGAGGCTGGTTGAGGTTGCAGGAAGTAAACTCCGTTATCTGAAAGGAAGAAAACGCCACCACCAGCCTGTACAACAGACTTTCTGGCAGAACAACCGATATCCGTTGCAAGCGTTTTTATGTAAGATGTAGCCGAAAGACCATTTCCTGTAGCATATCTGTCATCTCCTACATTGATGTAAAATATACTGTTACGCATAAACACCAAGAACTCATTAAGCGTCCACGGAGCAACTCCAACAACTTGGTCATTGCTACCGCTGTTTATAGTAAAAGCATCAACAGCATCCCAATTGTAAAAATCTAAAAAGTTACTAACAGAAACAGTATCGTAGTCTCTTTCAGTAGTTGTTACTGTGTGGTGCGAACCAAGTGCAATCATACGATTTGCATAATAAAGCAAACCTGTTGAACTTGGGAATTCGTGTCCAGTACCTGCCGATGAAGGAAGTGCTGTTATTGTTACAGTTGTAACATCCCACTCCAATGGACGCTTGGCTCTTCCACGGCTTATGTAAACCTTATCCATAGCCGCTACGACATCGCATCCATCTTGAGTGGTAATCGTTTCTCCTGCTGGGAAACTAATCTTAGCAGACAGCGTTTCGGTTTGTGGATGGTATTTATACAAGCCGTCAGTAACAACGCAGATTATAATTTCCTGACCTGTATTGTCAATGTATGTACCTACGCCATAAATAACTTGACCGACAATAGCACCAATAGTTTTGCGTTGCATACCTTTTCTAACAGTAGCAACACCACGGTCTAATCTGAAATTCTGAGACTTACTAACAATACCTTGAGGCAGAGCACTAGGGTTATCACGGCTGTTAAGCCCGATAAACGCTATATCTCCATCCTTTTGGTATTCATTAGGCATTAGTCTTTAGACTTGAGTTTGTTGAGCATTTCCTTGCCCCAAGAAACCTTCTCCGACTTAGCATTCTTAATGCCAGCGTAGAAGCCTCCTAGGAAGGCTAGGGCAATGACTGTAAGGGATAAAAGTACGGTAAACATAGGTTAAACAATTTGATTCATAATTCTAAAATCAGAAAGCGTTCCATTAACACTTACGAACCAATCAGCATTAGATACAAGAGAAGTTGTAAGAATTAAAGGCGGGAAGCCTGTTACAAAAGAAGTGCCATCTGAAATGCCAGAACTACTTACATCACCAGAAAGAACTCTTGCGTTTACGATACCTGTATTTGTTGCCCTAATCCAATCATAGCCATCATAAGTATACCACATTGAAGCCGCAATTGCATTGGCTAGTGCTTTGTTATTTGTAACTCCTGCGGCTGGAAGGGCAGATGTTGTTATAAATGGATTAGCAGATGTAGGTGCAGATGCACTTGTAATAGCCGCTAACTGGTCAGCCGTAATTTCGTTACCGACTTCTACAACATTCGTAGGAATCATCACACCGACTGACAGGTTAATACTCATTAGGCGATAGACTCCTCAATTGCCGTGTTTAGTTCTGCTAGGGTTTTACCAAAGAACATCTGAACGCCATTAATGCAATCGAACTGTTGATTTGCTTCAACTGCACCAATAATGACAATCTTTCCGTCAAGGGTGAACCCAGCAAAGCCTTTATATGGAGTGTTTATTGTGTACATTATCCAATGTTAAAGTCTGAAAGACTGCTCCCAGTAAGTTTAACTTTGTATTTATCAGTTCCAGAACTAGCCATACCAGAGAAATACGAAACATTAGTGCCTTGCACCACACAAACTGCGTATGCACTTGTTGTTTGATTAACAAGACCCCAGTTGCCAACGCCAATGTTCTTGAGAAAGAACGGCTGTGTGGATGCTCTCCAGCCCCAATCAATAGCACCATTGGCTCTGTCAATTGATACAGCAGAATAAGCAAGAAAGTTTGCTTGCTGTTTACCTACGGAGTCAGCGTATTGTGTGAACTCAATAGCCATTAGACAGTACTGATAGTGATGTTGATAGCAGGTGTACCAGCGTTAGCCACAGCGTAAAGAACGCCTTGATAGTTATCAATTGAGAACTGAGACTGCGGAGGAAGAACAACACCAACTGTATCAGTAGCGTTGCCCATAACCTGTACGGTTTCAGTAGCAGATGTGTTCTGCACAAGAACAATAATACGCTTGGTAGTAATGTCAGGTGGAAGGGTAAGCACTTGAATCTTAGTAGTGCTTAAAGCCGTCTGAGTAGTCGTATAACTACGCAGGAACGGAGATGATGTTGAGATGATTGCCATAAATTAGTAAGTTCTGGTTATATTTAGTTTGCCGTATTGTCCTTGTTGATTGAGGAATTTATCGTATTCCTGCTCAATTACTTCCTTAGCCTTGGCTTCAATTACTGGTGCTTCTTGAATCTGACCTTCAGAAACAAGCCAGTTAGCCGCCGCTCCCCAAGCCATAAACGCAGAGAAGATATACGGAATCTCTATCTTTGTCCAAGATGCAGGATGCGTGTTAGGGTTTTGCCCCACAGTTGTAGATACAACCGTGCAAGTGTAGAAATTGCCAGCGTGAGGCTTACCAAGAACTGGAGTATATGTTCCAGTACCTGAGCCAGAGTCAAAGTAGACCTGAACTCCTTGATAATAAACTACGGTAGGGCTGTACAACTCTCCCTCAAGAGCAATGCAGTCTTTTCTGTACAAGTACCAACCTGACACAATGCCATTTCCAATGATAATTTTACGAACAGAACCGCTGTCGTATATCTGGTATGGGACTTGAACCGCTTGTGTGGTCTCTTGAGGGTTCTTTGTGTAGACAGCAAGAATCTCATCTGCTTCTGTCGCTGGAGAGAAAGAAACAACCCCGTTAGCGTCAGTTGTTGTCGTGAACTCTACAAGTCTGCAAACATCTGCCCATTGAATGGTTTCCCAAGCCTCACGAATCCTTGCGGATGCAAAATCACGGAACTGAGCGAATGTCTCAGCGGTGATGTTGTGACGGTCATTTCCAGAATACTGGAGAGCGTCAAAGAGGATTTGTGAAAAGTTTGCAGTTCTCATTATGTGAGATAACCGTCAGCCGTGAAAATTGTGCCGTTAACGCAAGTACGCTTGGCGTAATTGGAAACGGCAGTTTCTGGATTGTCCCGAAGAAATTCTCTGAGAAATGAATCATCATCCCAGCACTCGTACCCCAGCCGATGTCCCCAGTAATGGAAAGCGGCTTGGGGTATCCGAGCCTTTAGTTGACCAACACCATCGATGCTTCGGGCTTCGTTGGCGTGGTTAAAAATGGCTGACTGTTTCGCTTCGGCATATGCCTTAGTTTCTTCCATTCTCCACCCACGCAGAAGTTCATCCCTAACCCTGTTTCTTAATTCAGGGGGGATAACCTCCGCTAGGTCTTGAATGATGTCAGCCATTGTCTGATTAGGCGGTGAAGTCGAACACGCCAAATGCCAGCGGGTTGTAGACGCAAAGTCCAGCAACTGCTTCAATCATTCGGGCTTCGCCACCACCGTTGTTGGTGAGAGCAGTAACTCCAGCGACATTGCCGCCATAACGAATCTCAACTTGGTCAAACGGGATGACATAACCAGCAAAGGTCGAGCCAACGCCAGAAGTAGCATTGAGATAGTGTGACGGGTGCAGACGAAGTTTACCGAAATCGCCTTCAAACACATCAACCGAAGAGATGTAGGACGAAGCGTCCGACTCACGGTTAAGGGTTCTGATAGCGGTCATCGGGGCTGTGCCTGAGCCTTGGGTAGATGTAAACGCAAGGTTAGTAAAGGCTCTCTTAAGAGCAGTACCAACGAGAGCGTCATAGTCTCTGTATTGACCAGTTTGGCTGTAGATACCCGTGAGGATATTCTGGACAACCGTTTCAGTCAGAGCCGCAGTTCCAACCGTAGAACGGTTAGCCGTAGGCGTACAGAAGGTGTCAGGAACAGCAAGCGTTGTGTCCTTCGTAGCAATTGGCTGAAGCCACTTGTTAAGACCACGGGTGAGGTAGGGGGTTGAACCACCAGCGTCAGCCTGAGCACCGTTGTTGGAGCACATTGTGGCTTCCATATCACGCTTGATAGCCTGAATGCCCTTAGCGACATTGTTAGCGAGTTCATCACGAACCCCAGCAATCGTAGCGATGTCCTGCGTAAGCGGGGACACACGGACGGCTCTGCGGAAGATTTGGATGTAGTTGCTGAGTTCAGCACGATAGGTTACGCCGCCATCCTTGACATAGTTGTCATAGGAGGTCACATCCGTACCATCGACTGTACCAGTCGTCTTAGGTGTAGGAAGTGAATCGGCTTGCCATCTGAAAAGTGTATTTCCAGGTTTTGAACCCTTCTTTGCCATCGATGTGAAAGGAGTATCCTTTGCATCAACGAGTGCGATGAGGTCAGCGAGGTCTTCTCTTTTTCCAGAGGAGATGTCTTTTTCTAGGAGATTTGCCATAGTAGTTATATAGGTTTGGGGATTACAAGAATTTGTTAGCGATGATTATGCTCAAATCGTCACGGGAGTTAGAAGACGCATATCGTTGCTTTGCGACCTGTTCAGCAACCTGATTTTTCTTCAGGGGAACTGGGCTTGCAGACGACCTAGGTTGTGCGAGTACTTTTTGAGGAGTAGTTACTCTCTTCTGGTTCTCATAGACTTTTATGCCTGTAATGAGGTGACCTAGTACTAACTTATGGTCAGGTGCACGAAGTATTTCTGGAAATGCCTTGATGAAAGATTCTGCCATCTGTCGTTCCTTACTGGAACGGTCTTTCCACCACACATAATCCTTTTGAGCCACCGCTTCAAACTGATTGTACGCTTGAAGGAACTGTGCTCTTTTTGGGAGATGTTCTTCAAGTGCATCCATAGATTTAACTTTAATCTTTCGGATGTCCTCAGCCGTGTACTCTACTTCTTCGCCATCTGACTTTGTCACAACAGCACCATCAGGGTTCATTTCGCACCAACGCCTAATTTGTTTGGCTTGGTCAGCCTCTCGGCTGATTTCTTCCATACTACGGATGTGGCTGAACGGGTTGCTTGAATCTGGGACTTGGGCTGGCTTGGTAGCCTCTTGCTCCAATCGTTCCACTTCTTGCTTTAGTCGTTCAACTTCCGCTTCGGCTTCTCTACGCTTGGCAGAGAGTTTATCGATGCGTTTCTTAACGCCCTTTGGTAGACCTCTTTCAATTTCTTCATCGTCAGACTTGGTTTCTTCGGTTTCCTCGGAGTCTTCTGATTCTGAATTGTCAGCGGTTGTTTCATTTTCCTGTGAAAGAACAGCACTATCTTGTTCATAAGCGGTGCTTTCACCTTCCGCTTGTTCCTGACCTTCTTGGACTTCAGGAGACCCGTTCTGTTCCTCACCGCCTAGGAACTTATTGCTGATAATATCAGCGATTTCATTTAAACCAAAAACTGCGGAATTGTTTTCGGTGTTTGTCGTGGGGTTGTTTTCAGCCGTCCCAAGGTCGGCATCATTCTTTGTATTCATTAGATAAGGTCTAAAGTCCTATATACAGAGTTTTAGAATGGACTCAGAACCATTAGAAGCCTTTAAGAGGCAAAAAGTTATTGTTGCAAGAGGATTACTTATCCAAGCCAATTTCGCCTGAATCATACTGTTCAGGTGCTTTTCCTTGGTCGGCAAGTACTTCGTCCCGTGTAAGTATAAGAAGGTCTCTAAAACTTGTTAAAGAAGAGGCTCTTCCTGAATGCCAA